GATTATCCTGGTACAGGATCTACTATTGAAGTAGAAAGTGTCTACTTATGGAATGATACTGTTAATGTATCAACTGATGAACCAGTTGATATGTCTGATTTATTTTATGAACTATGTCCTGATGTTATGTATGAGTTAGAAAAAGAGATAACAGAAGAACATGAAAATACTTGAATAGGATGAAAAATAATTTTTTTTCAATATTAAAAAAAGTAGATGGTGATCTAGTTCACACTATAAAAGCTAAAGGTACTCTTTATAAAAATTGGATTAAAGAGTTACCTGAAGGTACAAAAGTAGAAATATTTGTTAGCGTATCTGGAGAGGATGGAACTAATGCACAACTTGCAAAGATCCATGCTATGATTAGAGAACTAGCAAATGAAATAGGTCATACATTTGCAGAACTTAAACTTGAAGCTAAAAGAAAAACAGGTTTATGTTTTGTTAGAGACAAACAAGAATATTGTAAATCATTTAAAGACTGCAGTAAACAAGAACTAAATCTAGTTATACAGTCTTTAATTGAAATGGGGGATTTTACGGGGGTTAATCTTCGTTAGATTTTTTCATTGCTTCAACAGTTGCAGCTACTGCACCTGAAGCACCATCAACACCAGCTAAAAGATCTTGAACAAGATTAGTAACTTTTTGTTCAGTTTTGACTAATTTTCCTTGAGCATCAGCCTGCCATTGAATCTCAGATAATAATGTCATAATAGTCCAAATAGCACGCTGTCTATTTGAGATCTTTTCTTCTGGCACACCTTCAAAATTATGTTTAATATTATTCATTACATGAAGGACTTCAGATGCGTTCATAGGTTCCATTAAGTAAAAGAATAAACCTTCTAATGCTTTATGATAAGATCCTGATACTGGTATGCTTACAATAGCTTCATCAGGTAAAGTCATTACCTCACTAGCTTTAAGTTTATTTATTTTATCAACTGTTTTTTGTCTATCTTCATTAGTTAATTCTATTGGATCAGGGACATTAGATACTTTTTTTTCTTTTGATTTTGGTGATGATTTTTTCTTAGCCATAGCTATAAATTTTTATAATTATATAATTAAAGATACACAATTTTTGTTATCTTTGCAAACCACATATTATGTTTAAAGAAGATATGATTGAGATGACTAATGATATACAGTCATTTAAAAAAAAATTTGAAAACAAATATAACAAATATTTAAATATTTTAGTCAGTGATAAATCTAGCGTTGTGTTTAGTGTTAAACAATGGGAAGATGAAATAATTGCAATGAAAGAGGCACACCAGATTAAAACTATAGAGATACTAGAAAGACTAGTATTAGAAACAATGAGACAACTATATCCTGAGTTTAAAGGATGGAGGTCTTTGGGTAAAGAATGTAGAGTTAGAGAGTTTGTAGTATTTAAACAACTCTTTTGCTATATATGTAATAAGATGGGATTTACTTTACAATACACGGGATCTCATATTAATAAACATCATGCTAGTGTATTACATAGCATTAGACAAGCTACAGGTTTGTTAGACATAGGTGATCCTATAGTTTGCCAAGCTTATGAAAAATTAAAAGAAAATATTAGAAATTATGTTAGAACTATTCCAGAAGATATTAAAAGACAAGCTTACACCGAACCAATTACTTCTCTTATATGGGATAAAGAATAGTATTTCTTTTCCTTTAAAAAATAAAGAAGATGATGTAAAAAAATTAATTGAGTTAGGATTGTTATTGTATAAAAAACCAAAGTTTACATTAACTGCAAAAGGTAAAAGTCTTTGCGTTAAGTATAATCAGTATTTTAGAGTAGCAAAGAAAAGAACTACAGCACAGTTACTTGGTAAAGGTTATGCAGAAATGCTTAAAGTATATAGAGAAGCCTTTCCTGCAGGTAAATTGCCAAGTGGTAAACCAGGTAGACAAAATGTTAAGACATTAGAAAATGCATTTAGATGGTTCTTTGATACTTATGATTATACATGGGATGAAGTTGCACATGCAACAGTAATGTATATAAATGAGTATAGAGATAAAGACTATATGTATATGAAGACAAGTCAATACTTTATTTGTAAACAAGATAAGCATAAAGTAAAACATTCTGAGTTAGCTGACTATTGTGATATGGTTAGAGATGGAGTTGAACCAGAAATAAATGATCATTTTAAAGAAAAAGTAGTATGATAGAAAAATTAAGACCAATAATTAAAATATTAAAACCGGTACCAATATTAACAGTTATAATAATATTGCAAGCCGTTATAGGTGTTTGTAAAAAAAAATATACAAATAATTTAGAAAAAAGATTACATAATCAAGAACTCTATATAGAAGATGTATTTATGAAAACAAACTATAAAAAAGTAGATTCATTATATTTAGAAATAATGGATTTAGGAGCACAATTAGATTCAATGCATTTAAAGTATGACTAAAATTAAACCAGCATGGGACGGACAATATCAGTCTTTTAATGAAGCACTGAAATATATGCTTGCTAGGCAGAGTGGTAAAGAGAAATCTATACAAACTCCATGGCCTAAGTTTAATGATGCTATTACAGATGGATTAGAATGGAATACTCTTACAGTCATCGGGGGAAGACCTGGGTCAGGTAAAACTTTGATCAAGGATCAGATAGTAAGAGAATCTTTCATTCTAAATCCAGCTGAAGAGTATAGAGTATTAGAATTTAGCTTTGAAATGGTTGGTAGAACATCAGCATTAAGAGAGTTTTCGTCTTTAACTGGTAAAACATACAAAGAATTATGTAGTGCAGGAACAACTTTACAAAAGGATACATTTGACAAATGTCATGCGTATGCAAAGAATAGAGTTAAAAGTCCTGTAGATATAATTACTACACCAATGACTGTAAATCAAATGAGAGATCAAGTAGATATCTATATGAATTTACATCAAGGTAAAAAAACTATTATTACTCTTGATCATAGTATTTTAGTAAAGAGAGCACCATATCAGAACAACAGATTAGATATGTTGTTTGAATTAGGTGAGTTTTTTACACAATGTAAAAGAGACTATCCTTGTATGTTTATATGTTTGTCACAATTAAATAGGAACATAGATAATCCAGACAGAGCACAGGATGGTAAGTATGGTAACTATGTATTAGAATCAGATATATTTGGTTCAGATGCAATGTTACAACATGCTGATACCTTAATTGGTATTAACCGTCCTGCTAAACAAAAGATTAGATACTATGGTCCTGATAGATATATAATAGAAGATGATAGAACTCTTGTATTACACTTCCTAAAAGCAAGGAATGGTGATACACGTATGAGTTTCTTTAAAGCACAATTTGAAAGAATGCAAATAACTGAGATGGATACACCAGCTCAACAACAAAGAAGATAATATATGACACCACAAGAGCGTAAAGCAAAAGTATTAGAATTAAAAAAAGAGCATTTAAATTATTTTGAAAGAACAAATAATACAAATGCATTATATATTCCTAAGATGGCATACAGGCCATCCGGTAAAGATGAACTACATGTATCATTCTTTCCAAGTGAATTTCAAAAAGGTAAAGATATATTTACTGAATTTGTAAGTATTGAATATGAATCAGAAGATCCTAAAAGAACACTGTATTTACTTAAGCACAATAAACATTGGGCTGAAGAATATGAAAAAGTTATTAGTAGTTCAGGTTTTGAGAGACATATTGTACCTGTAAGTGAATTAAAAGTGATTAATGATGTAACTGATAGATCAAGTCCTATTGAAGAAAAGGTTGCAATCAAAAATCCAGATGAAAGAGATATAGTAGATGTTCTTAAAGGAATTGAAAGAGCGTTATTAAGTATAAACCAAAAATTAAATAAGTAAAATGGCACAATCTGTATTAGTTATAGCTGACTCCGGGTCAGGTAAATCAACATCAATTAGGGACTTAGATCCTAAAGAGACGTTTATAATTAACATTGCTAATAAACCTTTACCATTCAAAGGATGGAAAAAAAATTATGCAATGATTGGTAAAGATAATCCAAAAGGTAATATGGCTGCTACAGCTACAGCTGCAGGCATTATAAAAGCTATGATGCATGTTAATGATAAAATGCCTCATATTAAAAATCTAGTAATTGATGACTGGCAGTATATGTCCAGCTTTGAGTACTTTGATAGAGCTGATGAAAAAGGTTATGATAAGTTTACCTCTATTGCAAAGAATCTTGCACAAGTTGCTAAGATGCCTAAAGATATGAGAGATGACTTATATATATTCTTCCTTACACACTCTGAAGAATCAACAGATGTGAATGGACACAGAAAAGTAAAAGCAAAAACTGTAGGTAAAATGATAGATAATGCTTTAACTTTGGAAGGTTTGTTCTCTATAGTTCTATTTGGCAAAGTTGTCAAAGGAGAAGATGATAAATTAAGTTACGTATTTGAAACAGTTAATAATGGAGAAAATACTTGTAAATCACCAGACGGTATGTTTGATGATGCACGTATAGATAATTCATTAAAGGTTGTTAAAGATGCTATTATTGAATATGAAAATTAATAAAAATGAATGAAGTAAAAAATAAAGTTATGCTAAATACTAAAGATATGTCTGCTGGGAGCGGACGCACAAAGCCTGTTTTAGATCCAGGTAACCATGTAGTAAAGATTAATTCTATTACATTAGATCAAACACCGTATGATTCAGAGTCATACAATATACATTTACATGTAGAAACTGCACCTGTTGGAGGTGACTTTGAAGGTTTCTTTAGAGACTATAATGATCAATCTAAAGGTAGATATGATGGTCAAATTGGTAGAGTAAGGATTAGTCCTTTTCCATTTAAAGATACTACATTACCAAGTGGTAGAGAGATTAGTAGAGATCAAGAGATCTTAAAGCATATGATTACTCTTGCTGAGACATTAGATATGAGAGATGGATTAGATTCTATTGAGGCAGAAACTATTGAACAATTTATGACTGAATGTGATAGATTAATGGGAGGTTCTAAGCTTATTAACATGTGCATTGGTGGTCGTGAGTGGGAAAATAAAGAAGGTTATATAAATAATGATCTTTACTTACCACGTATATCTAAAGATGGAATTGCAATGGAAGAATTAGATAAAGAAAACTCTAGATTACTTAAGTTTGATCGTGCTGTGCATGTAAAAGCTTTAGTTAAGAAAGAAACATCTAATGATGAAACACCATTTAAAGCAAACTCAGGATCAGGTTCTGATTTTGAGCTTTAATAATTATTATTATTAAGTTAACAATGAAAGGGGAGGCTTGTCCTCCCTTTTCTATTAGCCATGATAAGTACAAAGAATCTCATATTAGATGGATCTAAAGTTCCAAGCACATGGGTGTTTGAGTTCTATCTGGATTTACCAGAAAGACTAAATGGACAGAATGTACAGATTAAATCTGTATTTCATCCTACTGAAAGAACTCCAAGCATGTGGGTATTTGTGGACGATGGTCAGTATAAATTTAAAGATTTTTCTACAGGTAAAGGTGGTAATAGAATAGATCTAGTTAAAGAATTGTTTAATATAGATTATTCTAGAGCTGTATTTAAAATAGGTCAAGATTATAATAAGTTTATTACAGATAAAGGTGCATACACACAATCTACATTAAAACCGGAGGCAAAGTACAAAGTTGATGGTATAATGACAAGAGATTGGAAAAAACATGATGTAACATTTTGGCTACAATTTAATATTGATGCAGAGATGTTAGATAAGTATAATGTAAAAGCACTTGAATATTATCATATGGTTAAAGAAGATAATAAGATAACTATTCAACAGCCTTATATATATGGTTACTTTACTAAGAATGAAGTTTATAAGATCTACCAACCAAGAAATAAAAAGTTTAAATTTATTAAAGTTAAACCTCAACTTCAAGGTTTAGATCAGCTAGAGTATAATCAACCTTATCTTATTATATGTTCTTCTTTGAAAGATGCAATGTGTCTAAAACAATTTGGATATAACATTGAAGTTATTGCACCTGACTCAGAAAATACTATAATAAAACCTTATATTATTGAAAATCTTAAGAAAAAGTACAAAAAAGTTGTAACTTTATTTGATAATGATGTTGCCGGACATAATGCTGTTAATAAATATAAACAGTTATATGACATAGAAGGCACATGGTTAGATAGTAGCAAAGATATTGCTGATCTTGTAAAAGAAAAAGGCTTTACTGATGCTCACAAAGAAATTAAAGTTAAACTTAAAAGTGTTTTATGAAATGGTTTATACCAGGTAACGTACCAAGTAGTAAAAATGGACGTAGATGGACAGGAAGATACTTTGTGTCCAGCAAAGCAACAACTAAATATAGAAAAGCAACAGCCAAATACTATGATATGTATAGAAAAGGGTTTAGAAAACAATTAGCTAAACTTGAATTACCTGTTAAAATATCATTTAAGTTCATCAGAGGATCCAGACATAAGTTTGATTATATAAATCCTGCACAAACAGTGCAAGATGATATGGTTAAACATCATTGGATTGATGATGATAATTGTGAAAACATTCTACCTGTGTTTGAACCTTATGAATATGATAAGGAAAATCCC